GGATCTGCGTATGCCTTTTCGTTAAACCCTTCGTATTTACGAATTAGGTTAATAGCACGCGAAAAATCCGACATGGAGATAACTATTGTTATCCCCAATATACATAATTTTTATTTACCTTGACCCCTCATCTTTTTACGGCCGTGGCTAGGCAAGGAATTCCTACCCTGACCTTGTCTGGTGCGCTTCGGTTTGGACTCAAGTCGGACTGTGTTTGATTTGGGTTTTGCCATGCTGGTAAGGAATTAGCTCATGTAGCTTAACACGTAACTCACCACTTAACACGGTGACTCCAGTACCTTGCTGACATCTTATCAGGGTTGGGATCCTGGGCGTTATGACGAGCGTAATAAGATTTCTTACGTGCTTTATCCTTAGCTGTTGTTGGGTTTTTACCGGCGCCTTCTACACCTTGCTGACCAAAACGAATGATCTTTTCTTTGCCGCCTTCACATGCTTTGACCACGTGACTCTTTGTGGGATGTCCAGGAGTCTTGCGTGGTTTATTGCACTCCATTGAGTCCTTATGTATCTTTGCTGCAGAAGCAGCCTTACGTGCTTTATCTGACATTTACTTAACCAAACAAGGATCCAAAGCCACCGCCTGATCCCATATTAAAATAGGAAGGCGCACCTTCATCTTCTTCATCTGGGAAGTAATCAAAAAAGCGTGAACGTGTGGGCTTATATGTTTCTTTTTTCTTTGTTGAATCATCTGCCATCATTTTATCTAGAGAGCCAATTGCGGCAAAAGGATCTGAAAAATTTGGCATACTAAATCCCAAGAGTTCTTGCGCTCCTTTTGCCGTACTTGCTTTACCTACATCCGATGCCGAAAGATTTTTATCTTCTTCAGTAGCATCTGGAAAAAACTCAGTGTAGAACTCTGATTCACTTCCGCTATAGCCCGCTTTCCGAAAAGTGTTGAATAATGCACTGCCACCTGTAGGTGCTTTCACCTTTTCATCCTCATCTCTCTGGATATAACCAAAACCTAATTTTTCTTGCGTTGGTTTGATCCGTTGTTCGTTTAGTTCCTTAATGCGCTCTCGAATATCAATGGCTTGATTAGTACGTAAGATACCCATCAAACCTTCTTTTACGTCTTCCGTTGGATCTGTATTTTCATCGATACCTAAATTATTGAGTTGTTTTTTTAAGTCCGCAGGTAGATCTGCAACATTTAAAGCATCAACAAATTCTTTTGCTTTTTGTTCTGCTGTAACAAAATCAAGAAATACAGGATTGCCAAACTCTGTTTTTTTATTTTGCAAAGCTTTAGCCAGATCCCCCTGGATAAAGTTGGCAAGATCTTGCCTGGTATAGGTATCGGCAACCGGATCATAGTTTTTGTCCTTACCAATTACTGAGTAATGTAAACGGGCAAAGTCATTTTTATTTTCTAGATCAATGCCATATTCATAAGCAAGTTGTGACCATGGCTTACCATCTTTTACTGTGGCATCACTATTGCGTGCGTCCCACGCGCTCTGGACCGATTTTTTTTGCTGTTCGTAAAGTGGCTTCTTGTTTGCAACATCTGTGCCACTCAGTAATTCTGGATTCCAATAAAAGTTAGGATCAAATTCTCTTTGAAGGGGTTGACCGCCTAACTGATTGATAAATGCTTGTGCTTGTTGCTTTGAAAAATCCTTAAGTGCACTAGATGCTAATTGCGTTTGCAAAACGTTTTGCTCATCTTCTTTGACGTCCATATAGCTGATGAATTCAGAAATGGACTTTGAGTTATCAAAACGAGGCTTTAAATAGTCCTGCACAAAAGACTGTGCAAATGCCTTGTCAACTTCATATGCTTCTTTTGCTTCTCCCGGTGTCGTGATTTGCGACATCTCTTCATATCGCTTGGAGAGAGTCTCGTCAAACCACTTTTGCCAATTGTATTGAACAGATGAGCCAATTCCAAGACTCTTGTCTAGGCTTTTTGAAAGGCCTTTATCAAGATCAGACTTAGAACCAAACCCAAGAAATCCCCCGGCACCCATGTCACCAAGAATCGCATTCTTGATGTCCTGTTTCATGTTATTAATATTGGGCACACCCATGCCCTGAAAGAGATCAGACATCTGCTGATCTTTCAGTGCTTTTGCATATTCATCCATTGTCTGCTTCAAGGCGTCTGCTGACAAAGCGCCAAAGACTTGTTCCCCTTGCTTGTCAACAATGTCTTGTGTTGCAAGCTCAGCTAATGACTGAGGTTTATCTTTTGATGTGCCCAGAAGCGTCTCTCTGAGTACTTGACGTTCTTGATTTGTAGGAGCACGAAGGGTTTCTTGGTATTGCTCCAAGGTTCTTGGCTTGCCTAATTTACCGCTTGGCGCGCCAACAAAGGTGTAATCAGCATGAAGAAAAGAATCAAGATCCGAATACTTTTTTGTTACATCAATATCTGGAATCTTTGCACCGGCAAAAGAAACAGCTTTCGAGGCTTCATTCCACTTTGCGACTGAATCAGGTACCTGCTTTGAATAAAACTTTGCATCAAACTTATTTATATCAACCCCTTGTTTACTGGAATCCCAGGGCTTCAATCCTGTTGCCTTGACGTAAAAGTCTTCAATTTCTTTTACGGTTACGTCATCAATTAAATCTCTTGCGTTGCTGTTATTTTTTTGAAGCGCTTGATCAAGCGACTCCATCAAACTTTTGTAGTTTTCACCAGGGCCTTGGATAGCGTTTAAACGTTGCGCAATTGTATCTGCTGCTTCTACTACGTCAGCGGTTGCGTCACTTGGTAGTACAGGCCGCAAAGAACCATTAACAACATTAAAACGAATCATGACGCTTCTTTAAAATCTCTTAGATCAATGACCTTGGGATAGGACAAATCCATCCAGGCTTTAATTCTATCCAGCTTATCTTCTGAAAAGTACTCTTGTTGTTTGTACCAAGTCTCCATATCGCTTGATGCTTTGTTTGCATTGCATTTTTTACAAGCTGGAACTAAGTTATGACGATTAGAGCAGCCAGATTTAAAGCGTGGAATAATGTGATCAAGGCTCGTGGCAGCCTCGCTGCAATAACCACATTTATGATCCCAGGCTTGATATATACTTTCTCTAAAACGTTTCTTGGCAAGCTTTGGTGTTAATTCAACTAGCAGGGCGAGGGGCTCGTGCTGGCTGCAAAACATGCTCTTCGATTGCCGTTAATTCATTCTAATTTCCCCATACAGTTTCATGGGCACAGCAAAGAGATAAAACTTTTCTTAAGGCCGTTGACGCCGCCTTGACTTGCGGTAAGTTGTATGAGTAACGACTACCAAACCAATGGCTAAGCACCCTGGCTGGGTCTCTGCTCAGCAACTTGAAGAACTCCTTGGAATCGACCGCAAGACGCTCTTCAAGTACCGCGACGACGGCACCCTGAAGCTGGGTCCACACTACGCCGCGTTCCCGGAGACCCGGTCCAGGGATAGCTACCGTTGGAATGTATCTGCAGTCAGACGGCAACTTACAAAGAACGGCATGATGCCTGTTGCCGCATAACCACATCAAACAATGTGTGAAGGCTCTGCAAAATGCAGAGCTTTTTTATGGCGTGTAAGGTAGGCCATTCTTATCAAACATCGTAAAACCTTGCATCACAATGAATTGGGTAGGTACATTGAATAGTTTTTGCATCATTGGCATCATCATTGGAGATTGACAGTTATAGGGCGGCACATCCATTTGCGACAACGAAAAACGGTTTAAGTTAGCTGCATCCATTTCTTTCTGCTCATTTTCTGTTTGATCAACAAGCTTTTGTTCCCACGCTGCCATGCTTCCAACGCCTACAGGAAAATCAGAAGGTTCTGGTGGAAATGTGTTATCAGCAAACTTAAGTGCATAGATGTGTTTGCAATAACGCAACTCATCGAGTAATGGTTCCCAGTTATCTGTTAAAGATGTGACAGTACTTTGGATGCTCGTGTAGTCTTGATAGGAGGGCATCCCATCTGACGCAGTTCCAGGTATTGCTGGATTCGGTGTCTTCCTGGTGTAAGTAGCACCAAAATCTCTGTACACACCAGGGTTATCCCGTGTTGCGTTACGATCCACAGTGGATGGAGCAACGTCAAAAGGAAGTGTAAAACCACTGGGTGCATAGACCGTCATCTGTCTGTTTACAGATGCAACCGTCATGGCACTGTTATTTAAAACACCTGCCAATGTGGTTTCTTCATAGCGACCTGGCTTGATGGAAGAAGCACCACTGCGTGGATAGAGTTTCTTAATCGGCTTGGTAATGTCACGCATGAAGGCAAAATCACGGTGCGTAAAGTCTTGACACGAACAACAAAACCTTGAACCTGTAATGAGATAACGTCCAATCGTAAAGGGCTGAGGCGAAGAAGAAATATATTCCTTATCTGGTGTGACTTGAACAGATCCCGACTTACGTACCGTTAACACACCCGTTGTTGGGTTTGTAGCTACCAAGACGGCTTGTACGTAGCCATAACGCTTTTGAGTTTGCGGGTTAATGGTGTCCCGATCAATAATTTCACCATCAACAGAGATAACACGATCCTCAAGAATCTCACTATCTAACGGTGTTAAGCCTCCTGGTACACCTGGTACTGCAACAAAGAATGGCGGGGGAAGTGGGTTGCTTGCACTCCAGGAACCCGCAAGTTTTACATACCAGTAATTTGCATCTTCTGTAATTGATTCAACAAATAGTTTTTGATTGGTAACGGGATCTTTTAGTTTGTCACTACGCATGGATCCGGCATACCGCCAGCCAGCCCAATGCATACCCATCTCTTTGTTCTTGGTCGGGAACCCAACAAAAGTCCCGGACACAACGGGGGATGGGTTAACAACAGAACTTGGGGTGCCAGATGGCACAGGGATTTGATATTGAAACGGGTAGGTATATCCGTTGTCAAAAAAGGTTGCTGTTGCTAGTTCATAGCCACGGCGCCAACGGGACCATGCTGATTCCCTGTTAGCAGCGTAGATGGAATCTGGTACCGAACCTTTAGAAAATTCAGTCGTGATCGGTTTAACCGGCCTCGGGTCAAAGACTTCAGACCGATTGAAATTACCAAAAGAGCTTCCACTCTTTTTGGCCATGATCAGAAGAAACCGCCTTGAGCAACGATATGAGCACCTGGTGTATAGCCAGAGATATTGGGTCCGTCAGGGAACACACCAACGTAGATACGGTCGCCTCGTTCCAAGTAAATGCCTTTGTTGCGTAGGGGAGCAGTGGAACCTAAGCCAGTGGTGTTACCAGCCTGTGCAACGGGAGCGGCAAGTTGCGGCATTAAGTCGGAGCAGTCGACAGTGCCACTGTTAGCTGGAAGAGTCTTGGCAAAAAGTACTTTGTAATCACCAGAAGCTGGGATAGGTACGGTCGTACCACGAGTCTGGTAGAACACGATAGTTACCGCTGGCTGATAACCATAGGCAACACCGTTGTACGAAAAACCACTGGCGGTTCCACCTGAATAAACTAATGCGGTATTAACGCCAGTAAGAGTTGTTGCTCCCGTGTAGGTGTAATAACCGTAACCACTGCCGGGAGCAGTAGCTAGGACCCCAGTGGCAGCAACAAACACAATCTGACCACTGACAAGAGATATAACAGTACCAGAAGTCGACGCATTAACGGTGTAATCTGGGCCACGATAGAAGTCATTACGACTGATGGTAATGGAATCAACAACGCCGCCACTATTGTTATCTTCTTGCAGAGCAGCGTCCATATCCACCAAAATCGATGGAGCTTGTCCGCCTTGTACAAAGAGAGTATTGGCAGTAGAACTACCAACAGTCTGAGTCGTTACCCGAACCGAATCAAATAACGGCCGGTCAATAAGCAGGGGTTGCTTGTTCGTGCTAGTACTAGATATTTGACTAAACACCCTGTCTATGCTGGTTTGACAGGGGCCTCCAAAAACTTCTCTTATTCTAATGGCACAAACAACTTTTCAGTGTGCTTGTTGTGGTAAGTTTTACGAACGCCAAGGAAATACCGCAGCTTGGCATCGAAAGCGTTTGCGAGATAGGGGGTATGTCTATTGCTCAAAGAACTGCGCTTCTTTTAAACATGGTGGAAACAGAGATAAAACACCAGAATACGGTTCATGGTGTGCAATGAAAAGCCGCTGCAATTGTATTGGTACAACTCATTACGAACGCTATGGTGGACGTGGCATTAGCTATGATCCGGCTTGGGAAGACTTCACGGTATTTCTAGCGGACATGGGCGAGAAACCAGATCCCAAAATGGAATTAGAAAGAATCAACAATAACAAAAACTATTGCAAAGAAAACTGTCGTTGGGCTACAAGAAAAGAACAAACGCGTAATCGAGGAGGGAAACGTGCAACACGGCTTTACACCTTCGAGGGTAAAACAATGTGTATTGCAGACTGGGCGAAAGAAGTTGGTATTACACCACAGGCAATGCAAAAACGGCTTAACAACGAATGGCCCCTTGATAAAGCGTTCTCAAAAGAACGTCATGACGGCAAGGGAGGAACTCACGTAAAACCTAAATAAAATAAAAAGCGCGGTCGAGCTCAATGTTCTACTGCGCTTTTACTGATTCGTCAATTCTAACGTGGTTTAACCATATGGATTCATGTTAAGCAACATTTGAAATGGATTCATGGCAAGAGGTTGCGAAGGCGTCAAAAGCTGCCCCATCAGCTCTTGTTTTAACAAATCGGAAACAGATACATCTTTTGGCTTGCTGCCCTCCATTGCCGATAAGAAACCTTGGAGGAAACCGGTAGAAGATGTTTCTTGTCCAGTAGCTGCTCCTTGTGCTTGTTCGCCGGAGAGAGGTTGCCTTCCTTGTTGATAAGTTTTCTGTAATTCAGAATAGCTTTTAACGGGTTGACCGTAATAACTCTTGCCTTCTTTCGTAGGAAGTGACGCCCACTCAGGTGCAAGAGCAGCAACAAACTCAGGTGTTAAACCTTGTTTCTGTAAATAAGAAAGGCCGCCAAGACCCATGGTACGTTGGCGTGCAAGATCAAGTGCGGCAATGTCTTGCTCAACAGAACCAAAAGACTCAAGGCCTAATTTTTTTTGTTGTGCTTGCCACGTCCCCGGCATGAATTGATAAGCACCTGCAGCGGCACTTGCATATTTCCCGCCTTTAATAACTTTGTCTGGATGCCGCTTTAAGTCTGGTGCTAATGATCCGCCAAACATGACTCGATATGAGTCTTGACCACCACGTTCTGTTCCTTCTGCAAAACGCAACATACGCAAAAGACCTTGCGCTTCCGGCGTTTGTCTAAACTTTTCGTAAAAGGAACGATCTGCCATGGTGTTATGCTCCTACCCAATTTGAACTTGCTCTAAGACCAGGGATAAAAACAGCTTGTAATGCAACAACAAGACTGAGCTTGGTCGTAAGGCGTTTAACAAAATTAGGGCAAAGAATCATGGGTCTAAAGCAACAACACTGGCCCCCGTGAATCAAAGATTCGTGTCCAGTTGGTTGGGCTTACATGCTGAGCAATGCCAAGGATCAACGCTTGGTGTATTGGTTTAAAAGCTCTTGGAACTTTTCTGGGGGCATGTTTTCAAAACGTGGGTCAGCAAAGTTCATTAACGGTGCACCTTCACCACCAATGAAGTTAGGACTTGCCGGATTTAAAGACTGGTCAATCTGTGACACCAGGGGAGAAGGGCCTAAGGTAGGCTCGCCCATTTGTTGTCCTGGCGCAGATCCCGTCTGATAACCAAAGGTACGTTGCATTAAAGGATTATTGACCCCGACAGCCCCGCCGGGTTGGCCCATTGGAGTGTTACCGTACTTTTGTTGCCAGATCTGCATGCCAATGTCGCGTGCGGCATTCATCTCTTCTTGTGTCTTAGCACCTGCACGTGCCGCTTCGTAACGCTGAAGCTCAGGATCTTGAGCAGTTAACTGAGCAATACGAGATGCTTCAGATTGATATGCACGATCCGCAGCAGCTTGTTGCCCAGGGAACCCTGCACCTGGACGAAAACTCTCTGCTGCAGCCCCCGCACGAAGTTCTGCTTCTTTATAACCTGTGCCGTAATCACGCAAACTTCCAGTAGGTTTAGTATCAGTTCTTCCACCAGAAGTACCACGTCGACCCCCCATACCACCACCACCAGCGTTATAAGGTGCTGCAGGCTGATTTAAAAATCTACCCGCGGCATTTACTGCGCCCGGAATGCCAGGGATCATGCTTGCGCCGCTAAGTACCCATGGAGCAATACGCCCAAGATTAGAAATCAGTTGTGCGCCTTGAAGAGCAGGTCCAATCATTACCGCCAAACCTCATGTAAATAAATGCGTGATCCCACAGCCGTATCGGCAGGGCCAGGTAAAGCCTGGATGAATTCAGCACCAGAGCGTTCGTAACGGTATCTGGCTTGGAACGGATCCTTGTAGTTGGGAACGTAAAGGATGCCGGCTAAACGGTTGGTTTCGTAGAGATAAATCTCATCCCAAACCTTAAGCGCTTCTTTGGCATTACTGGATCTGATCGTACGATCGACATCACCAACAATGTTTTCGATGCGTGTAGAGGGTGAAGTAGCTACTTCAGTCCTCTTTTCAGCAGTGTCGCAACGTCCAATTTGGATAGCAATTTTGTCATAGAAGTATGAATCCGGAACGGTGTTCATGGCTTCTTCAAGTCGGGCATAGTCACCCGCCGGCACGGAAACCGTGAAGTAGCCTAGGTGATACCTGACTCTACTCTTGTCAAAATCGCTGAGCTGCACAGCTTATTTCCGTATGTTCTCAATTATAAATGCAGTGAATTAAACGGCGTATGGATTAGGAAGGCTTGCTATCAACTCCATGGGATTGATTGTTTGAGCGGGTTGCAATAATTGTTGAACAAGTTGACGTTTCATTTTGGTTGCACCGCTTTCTTTTGGTTCACCTGCAAAGCCAGTGCCAAGCAAGTAACCCATTAAAAACTCTTTAGGATCTGTACCAGTGCCAGAGGGATCTTGTACCTTACTGCCGGTAAGATCAGAAGCTTCTCCTAGCGTCTTCATGTGGCCGTAGCCAAGCTCATATTTCCCATCTCCTGTTGTCCAGGAGGCTAAATTACCGTAACCACCTTCATTGGGACGAGGTTTAAATTTGATATCTCCTTCTACAAAAATCTCAGTCCCTTCTGCACCAGCATAATCTCTACCCCGATGATATGTACTAGCACCGGCAATGCCTGTATTCCTGGGACCAAAACCAGAAGTCATTGTAAGGCCGGCTGCTGGATTTAGTTGCAACCCACCTTTTTCATCGGGAATATACTTAGGAACTCGATTAGGGCCGACCCTAACACCTAAAAATTTACTGCGATGAATGCCAGGGTCTTCGTATTGATTGGTCTGAAGGTTTAATACATAGCCATGCAAATGTGGACCGGAAGAAATTCCAGTAGATCCAAGCTGCCCTAGTCGCGTGATCTTTGCCATATCTACATTCTAAAAGTAAAAACCCCTGGTTTCCCAGGGGCATAGTTTGGAGATGAGCAATCAAACCCTGATCAGGTCAGCGGCGATGACGGCCTCCCAATCAACCCGACCGATTTTCTTTAACTGTTCGAGATTGTTAAACCTTTCACCCGATAAGGACATTTGAAGATCTTTAATCTCTCGGGCTGTTTTCAATCCAATACCCTTAATATGATCAGCGATCATTTGAGCGGTAGCTGAATTGATATTCAAACGGTTGTCCGGGGGGAAGGTCCGTGGCTCTTCCTGCGCAGCTTTATCTTTTACCTGAAGCGTTTTTACCGTTTTGGTAGCAGCTTCATCAGGTGTAAGCTCAGTCTTGTATGCGGTATAAAGGCGACCGTCCTGATCTTCGACCATGAACCAATCGCCGTTATCCCATTCGCTTACAATCTTGACTCTTGCACCTGTTTTCTTGTGCTGATAAAGCAGTGCTGCAGTGGTTGACATAAGACCAGTTATTCACTGGTCTTAGTTTAACCTAATCAGCTAACGGTGCGGCCCAGGAGGTAGCCATCAATATCTTCGTAGCCAGGAGCCACATCAGGTTGGATGTAGCAGCACTCAACCACGAGATAGCCGGTGCGGCCACCAGAGGCATCACCACTGGAGATGTAGAAACCACCGGAAGTAGCAGTGCTATTAGCAGTTTCCTTCGCAAACACCTTCAGGGTGGTAGCGGCGGTAGCGGCATAGTTCACGTTACCGGCAGTCACACCAGCAGCACCGGATGCAATCAGGAACGGATTGGTGCTGTAAGCAGCGGAACCAGCGGCGAAGAAGATCTCACCAGCCTGGGTACCAGACACGGTAGAAGCCAGGTTGGCCTGGATCACACCTTCGCCGATACCGGAGGCAGCGGTAGGGCTACCACTGTTGCTACGACCGAAGGAGATCACGTTACCGGTGGCGGCGTACACACCAGAGGCAACACGACCATCACCCCAGCCAGAAGCAACGGAGATGGTGGCGCGGTACACATAAGCAGGCAGGGTGCTGCTACCAGAGATCACCATGCCGGTGATGTCGGGGCGAGTGTCGTCCTGGCGGTAAGGGGAAGGAACGATCACATCGGCTGCAGCCACGGGACCGCTACCGGAAGTTGCGGTAACGGGCACATAACCACGCTGCTGGAAGTAGCGATAGCCAGGGATAGCCAGCACCGAAGTGGGGCCGCCCTTGGAACCATCAACACTACCGCTGTCGTCGGTATCAATGTTCTTGTACCAACCGTTCAGGGGCTCTGCCCAGTTACCTGGGTAGATTTTTTTAGCGGACAAATAGGTCATTTATCTTTTCCTATGTTTGGATTTATGGTTTGTTATCAGACGGTACCGTCATCAGACACGAAGCTGTAGGCGGTGGTCACGAAGTCCTTGTTCAGAATCTCGAAGCCAGCGTACAGTTGCCAGATAAGGATGATGAAACGGCTGAAGTCATCGTTGTTGTTGATGAGCACCTGAGCGTTAGGGCCACCGATACCAACGCCGATCGACTGAGGACCGAAGAAGTAACCTTGGGCTGCTTCTTGAGCGCTGTAGGTAGAACCACCGTTGAAGGAGGCTTGCACAGTCTTGGTCGGGAAGTTGGTCGACTCGAAGAACTTCACGCCTTCAAACTGAACGCCGGTCGGCATCACGGGCTCACCAGCCAGGAAGTAACCCTGACCAGCTTGGGGACCCATGTAGAAGCTGGCGTTGTTAGGCATCATGGGGTTACCCATGTACATGCCTTGACCAGGGTTGCCACTGTAACGAGCAATCTCACGGAAGTCAGCGTCACGACGCAGGTGCATCATGAAGGTAGGATCGCAGATGCAGCGATACAGACCATCAGCGAAGGTCGGAACGTTACGCTTACGCAGGTCCTTAACAATGGTCAGCAGGTCGGTTTTCACCTGGAACTGCTGCACCTCATTGCCGTACTCAGTGCTGGAGTAGGAGATACGACCAGAGGAATCTTTGGTCTTACCACCAGCGAAGTAGTAACCACCTTGGGTGGTAGAGGCAGCACCGTTAGCTTCTGCTTTGGCGAGTTCATCAATGAACACGCGGTCGCGCCAACGGCGATAGTCGTCGAGCAGCGTCAGGCTACCGATCGACTGGTGGAACATGTTAAGGTTGCCCGAATCCAGAAGCAGGCGCTGGGCCGTGATCAGGGTTTCGCGGGCAATCTTGAAGGTCGAAGGCTGGGTCGGATCACCCGGATCTGCAGGACCAGTGTATTCCTTAAGCACCACCAGGACTTTTTCCTTGGTGATGTTACGGCTGTTAGCAGTACCGATGGTTTGATCGGCAATACGCTCACGGCTGTCCTTCGTACCAGGGGTACCCCAGAACTTGTAGCGGTCTAACTGAACGGTTTGACCAGGCTGACGGGTGAAATCATGAACCACCACAGGCTCCACTGCCATTTCGGCAATGTAAGCAGGGTGAGGACGGTAAAGTTCCGCGCCCAAAATCTTTGGAAAATCGTTCTCCTGGTCTCTAGTTTCTTAGAGGGGTGGACTATCTCTTCATCCCTGTAGGATGCCGGACGCTAAATCTGGTATTACGTAACAAGATCGTGTTACCCCCAGTAGTCTCTGCACCTTCCAATCACGGCTTGATTGGCTTGGCTCAGGATTACCCTCGTCTTTACGTTAGGGCTTCCC